ATATGAAGGCTGCTTACCCATAATACCATCACCAAAGCTAATCTTATACAGCTTATTACGATCAGGTTCTATAAAAAATACTTTAGATATCGCATTGACGGTATTCAAATCATTAGCGACAGTATATGTTTCTGTATTTCCAGATGTTGTAACTGCGACTGTTATGCTTGTTGTATCGGTATTGGCATTTGGTAATACAAATGAAGTATTAGCTGCTGAAAATAGAAAACGATGAGTTAGTGGAGTACCTTCCGTAATGTTTATATAACCACTAAAGCGATTTGATGAATTTGCATATATGGCATATGCTTGAGGTGTTACAAATGTATAAGATATACCATTTACAGTACTTCTAAATTGAGTATCTTTGGCAATTGATATCGTTCTAAATGTAGAATTGGCAAGAACACTAAAATTAATCAAAACATTTGCTGTTGGACCGCGTGCTGAAGTTGGTAGATAACCTAACATCTTCGCGCGAGATGCTACGTTTTCATAAATTTGCGCTGTATCTAAAAATCCTTCATTAGCAGCCATATTTGCATAAAATGCATTATAATATGTGTTATATGCTAGCAAATCGATTAATGTGCCTATGGCAGAATCTTCAAAATCAAAATCCGCAAAATCAGGCTTGCCTGCTAAGAAATTGCGAAGGTTTAGCCTGATTGTATCAAAATCAAGACCAGTGACAGTGATCGCACTATTTGCAACCATTAGCGTATGGCCTCCAAGGTCAAGGTGAGACTTGCTGGAGCCTCAGAATTTATTGTGCTAAACACTATATTTATTTTAAGATTATTAGAATCCGGATCACCATCTACAGTGACACCAAGAAGATTAGCTCTTTCTTCATAGGTTGATACCGCTGTTCTAATATCATATTGTATTGAAGTTTCTATAGAAGGATCCATTAGATCAAAAAGTCTTTGTTTAATATCAGACCCAAATAAAGGACGAAATGGTCTTTCGCCTCGGTCCGTTAATACCAAAGATTTAATAGCTTGTTTAACCGAATCGACATTCTTTCTGATCAGAAGCTTACCCGTTACAGGATGCATCTTCATATTCAGATCAAAATCTTTATATACTGGTGTCTTAATTGCGCCGGCCATGAATACTCTCCATTTGTGGCATATTTATCAGAGGTTCTATGACCCAGCTGAGCTTATACTACTAATACGTTCTCTGACACCAGCAATTTGCTCAGATATTTGAGACCTAACGGCTTCTTCTGAAGCATAATTTAATTGTAATTGAAGTCTATAAAGTTCTACATTTAAACCAGCAATTTGTTGGCGTCGTACTTCAGCTAAAGTTCTCTGTGCTTCATTTCCAGGTGTAAGATTTTCGATGCTAACCTGCGCTCGAATTGAAGTATTGGGTGATTCGGCCACAGTAGGAGTTTCTGGTGTTGGTTCTGGCGCAGGTGCCGGTTGCGCTTGTTGATTTGACGGCGGATGACTAGCAGGATTTCCTGATGCATTTGCAGTGGCTTGACATATACTAGTTCCACCTAATATTTGATTGAGCAATCCATTTAGATCAAGATTAGGAAATAATAATTGTATATTGAGATATTGCGACAAAAATCCAACTGGATCATTTATCAATGACATCAATGTAGCTATCTCTCGTTGCAAAGGATCTATTAGATTTTGTATCTCACCTAATAAATTGCTAGTCACAGAATTTACAACTGCGCTAATTTCTGCTGCAACCAAATTAGGAAGAGATTGAACAAAGCTAATTAAATCAGTTGCAGTCTGTATTGCAGAATTTATAGCGGTTGTTGCTTGATTTATTGCAGCCGTTACCTGTGAAAGAGCTGGCCCAATTCCACAACCTGCCGCGGCCGCGGCCTGAGCAGCCGCTCCTAATGGACTTTGCGCTAGAGCACCTGCTAATGATGTTGGGTTTGTATTTGCTGTCATGGATTTAAATCTATCCTAGATCCCTTAACGGTAGTAGGTCCAGGAGACCCGGCCGTTAATGATGAGCCACCTGCTATTGACATCGATGTACCTGAACCGATATTCATGCTTGTGGTAGCAAGCTGAGTCATCTTACCTGAAGACATTGTCATGGAATCACCATTAATAATTTCTGTAACATCACCACCAACAGTTTTTTGATGGGTAGTACCATAATTTTCTGTTACGGATGAACCCACGTTTCTTACTCTTGTTCCACCTACTGATCTGGAATCATCTGTATTAATTTGTGTGATTTCAGAACCAAGTATCTCGCTGCTACGATTGCCCTCTATCTTAGAAATCATATTCCCTTTAACATATAGATGGTAATCTCCTTGCACTTCCTCTATTAAATCACCATCGACACGAACTCGTGCATCACCTGCTATTGTAACACTACATGAGCCAAATATCATGACTTTTTTATCTTTTACAAATATTTCAAAATCATCACCTACGACTCTAGTAACTCGAGTACCATCATCCATAATCTCTCTATTTGTGCCGGATGCATGAAATTCGTGTATGCGTCTAGCTCCGTCAGTATCATCGATTTCAAATACATGTCCAGATTCTGTAGTTCTTACATGATTAAAAGGATATAACGGAGGTGTTGATGATGCATGAATTTCTGGTTGATCCCAGGTAGGTGTATCATAAACAGGCTCGGCGTCATCATAGGTGACGGATGAAGCTTTACGAATGGCTGCTTCAGGAACACCACTTATTCTTGTATCTAATCTATCTTGCGTATTTGGGTGATTTAAATAATTACTACCACCAACAGCTAAACCAGAAGTATCAGGAGTTCCTTGTGCTAATGGATATGTACCATTTGGATCATTAAAACCTTCATCTGAATTTGCAGCATCACCTGCAACACCATGAAAAGTACCCATAATCATGGGCATTTGTGCCCGGCGGCCATCCATGAAAAATCCAACTACCCAAGAACCTTCGGCCAAACCTGTTGGAGAACTACCAATGCCACTAGTTGAGGCTGATGTTGCGGGCATCATGACTTGCGCCCACGGTAGCGCATCTTTAGACAATTCAGTAGAATCGGATGTATGCCATCCAAAACATCTGACTCTGACTCTTCCCACTTTTAGAGGATCATTACGATCTTCAACTATACCTACAAACCATGTAAATCCATCGGTTCCTAACCACTCTTCATCACGCACAGGCATTATGTCTATCTCCCATCAACCGGCTGAGAAAAAGAATCTTTAACACATTCTATCGCGGTGCCGTATCTTAAACCTCTAGGTCCAAAACGATGCGCTAGAGCCGTTATCAAATATTTACCACCACCAAGGCCATCATTTTGTCTACGACTAATTCGACTCTCACCTGATTGAGGTATAGTAATTTGTATAGTATCACCGACACATAGATTACTATCACCATGTACAAGTATCTTAGTTACATGTGATAGAAGTTCTGATTTATTTGCAGTCTCTGCACCCAAAAATTCTTGTCGCCTACGAAAAACATTTTGTGAATCGCCATCTCTTTCAGTTATAAACGGAATAGTCCCTCTATATGAATTTGATACCACAAATTTCTCACGCGAAATTGAAGAACCAAATGTCTTTGATGTATTAGGTGCTAAAGTTCCATATTGTCCTGAGTGAGAATACTTAGAAAAATCTCTATCACTTAGATAATTTGAAGTTCTAAATCTTTTAGATACTGGATCTAATGATAAAACTTGAGTACCATATTGACCTGATGACACACCATTAAGAAGATCAAACCCAACATCTTCTTGTATCGAAACTATACGATTACGTTCAAATGCTTTATCACCTGATAAAATATCTTCTAGAAAATGTTTTTTTAACTTGCTGTTTCATTAAATATTGAAAAGATGCGAAATGATAACCTCTAGCATTTTCAAAGAAAAAATAATTGGATGTGCTTTTAGTATCGGCCGCTTTGGCCTCATCTGCCAAATAATTTATCGCGGTAAATGGGCTAACCCTTGTGAATGTTGTATCAAATGGTCCGTCAGTAGGCTCAAGTGTAACTAATTTCTTACCTGATATGGGAGCAATATGATCATTGAATATCTTGTTTACCATATTTCCAACATTTAAAGATTCTTGTGCATTGGCTATGATCGTATATTGATCTCGTAACATTTCTTTTGATGTCGCATACAAGTCATATCCGTCAAGATTTTGACGAATCCTTGTCTTATTTGACATCTTATAGATTTCCATAGTAGAATTAATACGCTTTGATCCTCTCTCAGAATCAGAGAGTGAAACTGATATAACCTCACCACCAATAATAGGTAAAGTAGTTCTAAGACCAATACCATCAGCCATAGAGACAGTCATTGATACCGAAGGCATCTGAATGTCCTCATAATAACTTATCTCTGCTGCAAGATCGGATACAGAAACCGTTCGATCAGTTGATGTAGATTTTATTGATATACCATGTATGAGACCAGTACCAGATCTCTGTTCAGGTGTTGACATTAGAAATATAAATTCCTAAATGCTTCGACTATTGAAGGAACATATATCGATTTAATCACAGAAATTGTTCTATTTTTATCATTTCTAGATAATTCATAATCATAAGCAGTAATTAATTTACGGCTAGAGGGTGATAGAGATGTGTATGTTGTTTGATCGACTATCAAAGTTCTTTCAGGTATGGTTATAGTATTTCCATCTTCATCTTGCAATGATGAGCTGTTTTGTATTATCTGTTCATAATGATGTGTTGTGGCTTGAGCATTTGATACACTACCATATTTCTTTCTCATAAATTCATTTAAATCATATTGTGTTCTAGGCCATTCATAATAAGGATCGATCATTTCATTTGGTAGTAATATAAGCCAATCTAAATCAGATTCGCCATAAAAATTATATGCTACATTGTCCGGTCGCTCACCTTCAATCACATCATACCTATAAAAATCCAACATGCTTCTGCGATAGAAATCACGTAAGATAAATCTTTTAGTGACATCTGTAGCAAAGGTTGCATTTGGCAAACCAGGTAGAGAATATGATAAATTTGGAAAATTTGAAAAATATTGACTCATCTAAAATTCTCGGTGACTTGCTCTCTGGTGACAACATCAGTTTCTTTAAATGACATGTTTATAGTTATTGATGCAGGGGCAGCATCACCCGGTGATGATAATGATCTAACATATGCAGGATAATTTTGTGGATGATAATCTATATCAAAAGATTGCAATACTGATTCGCCTATAGTAAACAATCTTTTTTCATTATTAAAACTAATTTGAAATACATCAGGATATTCAAAAAATGCGCGAGATGCTGCTTGACTAGTAAAATTTTGCACTTGCTCTGGGGATGCACCAACTTGATTACCTATAGCTTGCGATGCTCCATTAATAGTACTACCCAAACCATATTTTGGTAACATATGTGTTTTGAATGCAGTTATTATTTTTTGTATCATATCAGCTTCTTTTCTATTTCTAGGAGTAAGCTTAAATGAAAAACGATGTTCTCTAAAATCCAATCCAGAAAATAGCAAAACCTTTTGTGCATTGCGAGCTGTACCAAAATTATTGGCAGCGCCTGCAGTCAATGATGTAGCTCGACCTCCAAGTCTACCAGCAACATCGGCGGCGGCCGCGCCAGCGGCCGCGCCACCACCAACTTGCTGAGCTAACGCCGCGACCGCGGCCGCAAGTCCACCCGATTGATATGCATTTGATGTCTGTTCTGAATTTATATTTGATGATCCCGTAGCAAGTACTTCACCAAGAGAAGATAATTCAGGATCTGTATAATTTGCTCTATATCCCGTTTGAAGTTGATCGGGCATAGGTAGCGTAATTGTTGTTAGAACACGACTAGTGGATGATCTTCGATTTGATCGAATGAGTTCATCACTGCGAATAGTTGAAGTACGAGTAACATTCTCAAATTTTAATGCTCTAAAGATAATGTAATGATATATGTTATTATAATTTTCAGGAAAAAAATAGCTAGCCGCTCGAAGGTTTCTACCAAATCCTTCTCCAGTAAGCCCTTGCCGTAGATTATCCAGTCTCCGATTTTCAAGCGTCCTAGCAGCTTGACCTGTGCTAGCTTCTAAAGCTGAAAACTCGTTCATCTATGCGTATCCTAAAAATTAATTTCTGTTTATTTATACCATACATAAGAGGTGGCATACAAAGGCAAATATCAACCCATAAATCCTAAGAAATATCGTGGAGACCCATCGAACGTCATATTTCGTTCGCTATGGGAACGTAGAATCATGGTCGAATTTGATAAAAACCCAAATGTAATTGAATGGGGTTCTGAAGAAGTCATAGTGCCATATAGATCACCTATAGATGGAAAAATGCACAGATATTTTCCTGATTTTGTTGTTAAGATGATTGATAAAGCAGGAAAAATAACTATCAAAATGATAGAAGTGAAACCTGCCGCGCAGACCATTGCACCAGCACCTCATGACGGAAAGAGAAGGCCATCCGCAAAGTATTTGACCGAGGTTGCCAGGTATGGGATAAATAGCGCAAAGTGGAAAGCTGCTCGCGAATTTTGTGCTGATAGAAACTGGGAGTTTGTTATAATCACAGAAAAGGAATTGGGTATAAAGTAATGGTAGCATATGTTTTCGATAATCTGCTGTCCCAAGGGGAAAAGCAGGGTCTGCTACCAAATAAGACCCAGCAGGCTCGCAATTGGTTTCGCGTTCAGGCTAGCAAAGTAGCGATGAGCCCAAATGCACTTATGGCTAATGATCGTAGCGCGATGACATCCGTTCCTATGATTGGTCAAATGTATTTGTTTGCATATGACCCAAAGACAAAAGACAAGCTTCCATATTATGACAGATATCCCCTAGTGATTCCTTTTGATTCTACAAGACTTGGTGGCC